CTGAAATTCCAGTGCCGGGGCCATCAACTTCCCCAGCGCCAGAAAATTCTGTTGAATTAAGAATAATTTTATCTAAGATCCCTTCTAGTTTTGGATCATCATCTAAAACCTTAAATAAATATTCTTGCTCTTCGGGTTCTAATACTTCTTCTGCTACATAATCTACGTACTCTTCTTCCATCTCATCGTCTGGAAGCATATCTTCAGCCTGTTGCATTTCTTCTTCTGGGCTGATATTGTCGTATGTATCGACAGGAGGTTCCTCTTCAGCCATCATCATTTCTGGAGGAACCATCATAGAACCTTCAGCAAAAGCCCCACGACCTTTTAGTACATCTGCCTGAGTTACTTTGCCGTCTTTGTTTAGGTCTGGGAATTTTTTAGCCATCGTCTTTGTCCTTTTGTCTTTGGTTTACTTGTTCTTTTAAAGTTAAAAGATTAGCCAGAGAACTCGCTTTCCCCTGCTTGCGGAACATTTCCTGTTCCAATGTTGCCGTCGCCAGTGCCTGTAACTCCAGCATCCGTAGGTTGTTGAGGTGCTCCTTCAACGGCTCCCATAGCTCCTTGTTGTTCACTATCGGGGCTAACTTGTTCGCCAGTACCTTGTCCAACATTATTTTGCATTCCTATAATCTGTGCGGCTAGTGCCGCTTCTTCGGGATCGTTGAGGATTTCATCCGGATCAAGATCTAAGCTATATGCTAGTTCGCTAATAAGCTTTGACATCTTAACGAACGGTGCAATGGCTGGATTTTGAGCAGTCTGAAGAAACATCGTCAACCGCTGACTTCTTACTTCTTTTTGCATGAGGCTATTTGTACCCATAGCCTTAATCTCTAGATCACCAGTAGTTTTTAACTGCCCATCAAAGAACTGCATATTCCACTGAAAGTACGCTTTACCTAAAGGCTTTAGTAAGAAATCATCAAGATTTTTTACGACTGTTTTAATGTTGAGTGATGCCGCACCTAAAAGCATTGACATACCAGAAGCTGTACGAGTCATACTTTGTACGCCTGTCTGACCATGCGAATAACTAGGAATGCCTGTTTGTTCGTCTGCAAGCTGTCGGAACTTATCGAACATCATCATATTTTCTTGAGATGTGTTTGGAAACTTCAAGCCATGAATTGCTTGACCTTGCATACCTGACTGACGCCTAAAGACTTTACCGGGATAGATTTCCATGCTTTGTCCACCAACAAGCATAGTCTCGTCTACGTCAAAAATTACTGAGCCACTTAACGCCAGATTATCAATAGCCATTCTTGCATGACCATTCATAATCTGCTGGCTGTCGTTCATGTTTTCTGCTACACCTACGCCAAAAAAGCTATATGGATTTCTTTCGTAGGGGAAGGCGTTGTAGGGAATACGGTGTGGCGTAAAGGGATTAACAACAGCCCTGAGTACAAGGCCATTACAAATCCAAGCATTAATTTGTATTTCATCAAGAACATCTACCTCTTCTGGAAGTTCAATGCCAACATCTTTGGCGTATTCTGCATCCATTAAGCCCCAGTATTCTAAGACTTCAAAACGACTAGCGCCCATCTCTGCCATGCGCTGATCGTCTTTTAGCTCGTACTCGTAGTCTTCTTCTGTGTAGTTAGGGCCAAGCATCATACAATCACGAATAGCGTCTTCGTTAAAGTATGGCATCTTTCGTAATGCTTTAGTTTGTGCCTATGTACTACAAACTCACACTCTTCAATAGATGTGGCGTTAGGATCAGGAAAGAAATCCCAAACACTAACAAACTCAATACGCGGTACACGTACAGATACAGGAGTATACTCACGACCTTCTTCACTATCTTCCCACTTATGTAAAGTCTTATTAAAATTAAATGGGCCTTTTACGATACCTGTTCCAAAAAGCGTAGACTCAAAGATTGCATTGCGGAGTTCTGTAGAACCGCTAGACTCATCAATCTGATCGTGAATAAGTTTCTCCATATTCCTTGCGGCTTCTTTAGCCGGTGAAATCTCAGGAATATTTGGAATAGGGTTTGGGCCTTCTTCAAACGAAACATTCTCAGCAGTTTCAAGATCTTCAAAGATACCTGCACCACTAGATAATGTAGCTCCAGGTTTTAAAACACGACCATCACCAGCATACCCAATGCCGCCTTCGGGACGCATTTCTTCCTCTTGTACAGGGGCAGGTTGTGTAGCATTTGTTTCAATACCGGGAGAAGCCTGAGAACTTAGGTGCATATACTCGCTTACACCTTCAGGCAGTGGAGTATGTGCTACACCAATTGGAAACTTACCTGTACCAAAGATTACGTCAATTAGCTGTCCATAAGCCGCAAGTACTTTAGTCTTAGTGACTTTAATAAATACACGAGACTTTTCAGATTCTCTAAACCTTACGTTTTTAGGATATAGTCCACGAAAGTTATGATACGCCGTAATCCAACGGTTTTCGTCAGAGTCTCTAGCCATTTTAGAATCTGTAAATCGTGCTTCAATAAGACCAGCAAGGCTTGATTTGATTTGAGCATCTGCATTGATAGACAAACCATCTTCACCTTCTACTTGTTCAAAGTAAAGATTGTTTGCGCTATCAACTATAGTATTGTTTTCTGCCATGTCTATCCCATTGGTGTTAGGCTAACAATAGTATATATAACTGTAAAAAACTAATTGTTATGCCCAATGTATAAATACCCCAAGTGTTAAGAGGTCGCCAAATGTTAGAGTGCTTTCTCAAAAAATACTCCTGCATAATTGCCACGTTTTTCTACGCCAATTTGTAACTTGTCATTTATGCTTTTTGTAGCTTTTAATGAATGAGATCTGTTACCAAACTTATCTGTTGAAGTTTCACCACGAACTTTAAAACCTTTGCCTTTGTACGTAGCACCTACTCCAGCCCTTTGATAATCATCAGTTCCTGAAACAGACATAGATAAATCTAAATCACCTACAGATTTGTGAGCAGCTAATCCACCCATATTATACATATCTCTTTTTTTCATATTAGTATCCAAATGTCCCGTCTGAAGGTTGATAAATAGTTTCACGATGTAACTGACGCATACGACTAAACGTATCGTCTATACGTGGCCTAGACATAATTAAATACCTCAACGCATCATACGCATGGTCTGGTGCGTGGGTATCTACGTCTTCAGGGTTGCTTTTATCCAGAGGAATACTTTGTAGTTCGCGTATCAGGTTAGGACAAGTATTAAATATTTGTAATTTGGGCCTTCCGCTTTGCTGAACTTTTAAGTATTCGTGGATTTGAATCTTTCCTGCAACTCTGTTCTTATCTGCTCGTCTGAGCTTATGTCCTGCTTTTGTTAATGTTTCACCGACTGTTGGGCCTGTCTGCCCTGTTCGATTCCAGCAGGCAGTATCTAATACGCCCGAAACGCTCATTGGATCATTTAGTTCCATTTCAGTCAGCATAAAAGCTAAGTCTGTAGCTAATAAACCTTTTCGATAAAGTTCTCTATATATTATTAACGTATTATCGTCCCGATCTATTGCACCCCAGACACAAGCTGATTCTGAAGCATATCCATAATCAATGCCTTTTATACGATCCCAGTGTATCGGGATTTCAAAAGGATCAATGATATGGATGTTTCTGTCAAACTCTGTGAAGGCCGCACCTTCTGCAACCTCCCAATCACCTTCTAAAAGCTGTCGTCGTTGCGTAGGTGGTAAAGCCTTTAGCATCTGTTCATAACGACCATCGTGTGCTAGGTATGGATTATCATCTAGCCTTGCTGGTATGAACTTACGACTTAGGCCGTCTTCTCCCTTAAATGATTCGTTAGGTGGTGAAGGAGTAATATATCTTTTCTTTACCCAATGTGCGCCAACACCGCCGGGGTTAGCGGTACACCGCATATATGGTACAATCTCTGGATCTGTTGTACGCAGTCGTGAAGCCAAGTAGTTCCAAGAAAACTCTGTAGCTTGGTGCGTAATCTCATCAAACCCAATCCAACTATATGCTTGTCCTTGGTAACGATATACATCTGCATCTCTCTCCAAGAATCCAAATTCTATTTTAGCTCCAGACGGAAAGTTCCAAAGCTTTTCTACTTCTTTGTATTTACAACCGGGAAAGGCTTTCGGGTAGAGTTCACGAGACTTGTCTATTAGCTCTCGTAACTCTGGCATAGAACGCCGCAGGATTAATGCTCTATGCGCTCCCCGATGAGCAAAACGCAATGGATCAACAAGCAT